GTACTCCTCCACTCTCATGCACACAGCTTCCTTGTTCATAGGCATATCGTCCCAGAACATTTGTGTCGCTGCAAAATGACACTCTGCCACCGTCTCGTAGTCCCCGATATTTTCGGTGACAAAATCATACTTGTTCAAGGCTGTTACTAACAACAGAACCCACATTACTTCCACCGTCATAGTCGTTATCCTCCAGTGCTTCAATGTAGATGTCTATAGCTTCGCGAATTAGGTCAGCAACTGCGACCTGTTCTAACCCAGCCTTGGTCATGGTGCGTGAATGTGTTGACAAAATATCGTACTGACGTTTTGTCATCAACAAGTTGTAAGTCTTTGTATCTTCACGAATCTTGTGAGGTCTTCCCATCTCGTATGTCCTTCTTGTGTAGCTTGTCCCGTTGCTTTTCTCTCTTGTCTTGGATAACTCTTTTCCTGTAGAGCCTATCCCGAAGGGACTTAGCAATGGGATTTATTTTCTCTATTTTCTTTATCATGGGGTATCTCCCATAGGGGGGTTATTGATAGTGGCCGACAAAATTTTGCTTGTCAATAGATATCTGTATGGGTTACGTTGACAAAAATTAGGGAGAACAAAAGTGACAAAATCACCACAATGGCTGACAACCTACGTCGAGTCGCTCGACATACAGCCGCTGACAAAATATCGATCCGACTGTCCTGTGTGTGGCAAGTCTAACACGTTTAGCGTCACGGACGATGGTGTGCAACGCATGTGGTATTGCTTTCATGCCGACTGCAACGTCAAGGGCCGCACTGGTGTCAAGCTGACAAAAGAGTTTGCAACGCACGCACTTGTACGAAAGCTTGCAAAGCCGACAGAAGAAGTTGCTGACAATACCTTTCAGCCACCGCACACATTCGTCAGTCTGTCCCGCAACAGGGATGCAGAGTTGCATGTGCGGCGCGTGAATTCCTACGATGCGTATCTTGCCGGTCGCGTTGACATTCGCTACGACTTTCAGCGACATCGTGTGGTGTACATGGTCAATGATGGCAAGCGCATGGTCGATGCTGTGGGGCGTGCCTTGAACGATGTGCGACCGAAGTGGTACCGGTACGGCAAGTCACAGGTGCCATTTGTGTGCGGCAATCACGGCACGGTCTTTGTAGTTGAGGACTGTGCCAGTGCGTGTGCTATCAGCAATAAGGTCACTGGCATGGCGCTGCTTGGCACTAACCTATTGAATGAACACATAAAAAGGCTAGAGAACTACGAGCGCGTGTTTATCGCACTCGACAAGGATGCGACTGACAAAGCACTTGACATGGTGCGGCGTCTGTATTTTCTTGTGCCAACTAGCTTGGCTGTGTTGCAACACGACTTGAAAAATATGATGGATGACGAAAGGGACGAATACATTGAAGAGCGTATCGCTTGATCAACAAATACTAGGCTTTTGCCTGAATGCAGAATTCTTCTCGCAAGTAAAAAACACTCTTGACCGTGACATGTTCACCAAAGAGATGCGAGATATCTTCGACACGATTGTTTACAGTCACACAAAGTATGGCACAACGATGACATCGACAGAGCTTGCTGCTTTGTTTGATGATCGCAATCCTGCCATGCCGTCAAGTGCGCGGGACTCTGTCCACGAGATTATTGTGCAACTGGAGTCGGGCAACCCTGACAATACAGACATGCACATTGACATGGTTCAGAACTTCTGGCTGCGTGACCGCGCACGTCTTATTGGTGAAAAAGCAATAGAAATTTTCACTGGCGAAAGCGAAGAGTTTGGAGAGCTACAGCGCCTGATCGATGCTGTCGATGATGGCCGGATGTCGGACAAGACAACCTACACAGAAGTGGCAAGTGACCTTGACGAGTTGCTTGACGACGTGGCTGAAGACCCTGACTTTCCCTTTGATTTCAACCTGATACACGAAGAGGTGCCGGGTCTCGACCGTGGTAACTTTGGCATCCTGTTTGCCCGACCGGAAGTTGGCAAGACAACCTTCTGTTGTTTTCTTGCAGCGTCGTACATACGACAGGGCGTCAAGGTTGTGTACTGGGCGAACGAGGAGCCTGCTGATCGCATCAAGCTGCGTATCATCCAGTCCTTTTTTGAGGTGACGGACGAAGAGATGCGGCAACAGCGTGCCGTGCTGGCGCAGAGATATCTTACAGAGGTGGCTCCGTACCTACGGGTCATGGACTCGGTTGGCACGTCTGTCGAAGAAGCGGACGAGTATGCCAAGCTGAACAAGCCTGACGTGATGTTTATGGATCAGCTAGACAAGTTCCGCATCAAGGGCGAGTTCAACCGACAGGATGAGCGACTGAAAGCTATCTATGTGTACGCACGAGAGATTGCCAAGCGCAACAAGATGCTTGTGTGGGCTGTCAGTCAGGCAAGCTACGAGGCCCACGACCGTCAGTTTATTGACTACAGTATGTTGGACAACTCGCGTACAGGTAAGGCTGGCGAGGCTGACATCATCATTGGTATCGGCAAGACTGGATCAAGCGAGGTAGAAAACGACGTGCGCCACATCTGTGTGTCAAAAAACAAACTGAACGGCTGGCATGGTATGATCCACGCACAGATCGACATCAACAAGGGAGTGTACTTCTGATGAATGTTTTGACGTTTGACGTAGAGACAACCCATGTCGAGAAGCGTGGTGGTGGACACACGCCCCTGCCTTACTTTGGCAACAGGCTGGTATCAATTGGATACAAGTGGCTGCAAAGCAGAGTGGCATACGATTGTTACTATCATTCGACGGAGCCGCCTACTCCGGCTGCGACGGAAGGCTTCCAACTGGCACTGAACTATGCTGACGTTCTCGTGGGCCACAACATCAAGTTTGACCTGACGTGGATACGAGAGTGTGGCTTTACATATGAGGGACATATCTATGATACGATGGTTGCGGAATATCTTTTGGCCCGTGCAAGACGTTGGCCTCTTGGACTTGCTGCTCTTGCAAAAAAGTATAACGTCACCCAAAAGGAGACGGACCTTGTGGAGCCGTATCTCAAGGAGGGCAAGACGTTCTACGACATACCGTGGGAGATAATAGAAGAGTACGGTCGTGCAGACGTGCTTGCTACGGAAGAGATTGCACTGAAACAACTAGACGCCTATGGCGTAACATTCGAGGAGCTATACAATGAGCCTAGTGCCAACACTAAAGCTGTCGTTGGAGATGACCAACGTGCTGTCACAAATTGAACGCAACGGACTGCGTATCAATCTGGAGACGCTTGCTGACATACGCAAGCAATACGAAGAGGAGATGCTGGAGCTAGAGGCGCGACTGATGGAGTTGGCCCGTGAGGCCATGGGTGACACGCCTATCAATCTGTCCAGTCCAGATGACCGCAGTGTCCTGTTGTACTCGCGTCGTGTGCGTGACAAGAAGGAGTGGGCGCGTATGTTCAATCTGGGACATGAGATGCGAGGCTCGACCATGAAGCCCAAGCAGCGCACTCGTATGTCGGAGAACGAGTTTCGCGGCATCGTACGTCGTCACACGGACGTGGTGTATCGCACACGGGGTGAGATGTGTCAGGAGTGCAACGGCACAGGCCGTATACAAAGCATCCGCAAGGACGGCAGTCCGGGCAAGGCCATGCGTGTGTGTAAGGCTTGTGGTGGCAGTGGCGTGTTTTACACGTCCACTGGCAGAGTGGCTGGCTTCAAGATCGTGCCACGCAACTCGTTTGACACAGCGTCAGCAGGATTCCGCACTGACAAGACTACACTGGAGGAGCAACTTGAAGACTTGCAGGGGGATGCACATGAATTTGTTTCGGCGTATACTCGCTACAACGCTCTCAAGACGTACATCAACACGTTCGTCGAGGGCATGGAAAACAATGTCGATGACCACGGCTTCATCCATCCGGAATTCATGCAGTGTGTTACGGCGACGGGTCGCCTTTCGTCTCGTAACCCGAACTTTCAAAATATGCCACGTGGTAATACCTTCGCAATACGCAAGGTTGTCGAGAGCCGCTTCGAGGGCGGCCTTATCATGGAAGGAGATTACTCGCAACTAGAGTTCCGTGTGGCTGGCTTTCTCGCAGGGGATAAGCAGGCATACGCTGACGTGCGAGACGGCACAGACGTACACAGCTACACGGCGGACGTGATTGGTTGCACACGGCAACAGGCCAAGGCCCACACGTTCAAGCCTCTGTATGGCGGCACCACAGGCACGGATGCACAGAAGCGATACTACCGTGCCTTCAAGGAGAAGTACGAAGACATCACCATGTGGCACGGGGAGTTGCAGCGACATGCAGTCAAATACAAAAAGGTCCGACTACCATCCGGCAGAGAGTACATGTTCCCCGGATGCAAGTGGACAGAGTGGGGCACAGCCACTAACCGCACCGCCATATGCAACTACCCTGTGCAGGGGTTTGCCACTGCGGACCTTCTTCCTCTGGCTTTGGTGTCCCTACAGAAAACAATTACGGATGCCAACATCCGCAGTGTGATTTGCAACACGGTCCACGACTCGATTGTCATGGACGTGCATCCAGACGAGAAGGACATGTGCATAAATATTTTGCAACACGCAATGCTGTCCTTACCGTTTGAAACCATTCGCAGATACGGACTGACCTATGACATGCCAGTGGGCATAGAAATTAAAATAGGAAAAAACTGGCTTGACTTGGAAGAAGTTAGTTTGTAATATCTTTCTACAACCCTAAAGAACGAGGTGAAAATGTTAGGGACAAATGTAGCGGCACTTGACGATGTGGATAAACTCGTCCAAGCATTCGAGTCTGGTGATGATCAGGCTCTGATGGACGCATCGGGACAGTCAACTGGCGGCAACCGTCAGGTCGGACTGCCTCGCATCAATATCAATTACGATGCAGAGGACGACGAGGGGAAGCCCTTGACCCGTGGTGAATGGAAGATGATGCACGAGGGCAAGATGATTTACGCGCCCTCTGTTGACATACAGATTCTGTTGCGAACCTACGAGTACAGCGTGTGGGATCAGGAAACAAACTCTTTTTCCTGCAAGTCGGTCCAGAAGACCGTGCTGTCAGGGGACTTTCCGGACAGTCTTGGAGGCAACAAGTGTGGCCGCCTGACACGGGAGCAAGAGGACGCGCTGTCAAAGGACGATCCTGCCTACCTGCATTCACGCTCTGTGGTGTGTAATCAAGTCATCTATGGTAAGATCACTGGTGACTTTGTTGATGCAGACGGTAACGGGGTGCAGGTCGTTGATCAGCCAATCATCTCTTATTTCAAGAGGTCTGGCTTCAAGCCCGTTGCGGACTTTATCGACACGCTGAACAAGCAGAAGAAGGTGATGCAAAAATCTGTCGCCAACTTCTCTACCGGAAAGAACAAAAAGGGCAGCGTGACGTATTGGATTCCCGTGGTCAACTTTGCAAAGGCCGTGGAGATTAAGGAAGAAGACAAGGAACTGATGCGGATGTTCGGGGACACAGTGAAGGCTCACAATGAGACTGTCACTAACCAATATCGCGAAGCAGTCAAGCTTGTAGCAACTGATGACGAAAGCGATCTAGCGTCGGATTTCGTCGATGTTCACGCAACTTAAAGTCCAAGACTTCCTGACAAACGCACTCCGGGGGGACGTAAATGTCTCCCCGGAAAGCATTAATTCCTTTTCCAAAGATTGCACAGAAGCCATCACCAAGCAAATGAGCCGTGGTGACGAGGGCTATCGTATACGCATGTCTGGACTGGGACGCCCTCTGTGTCAGCAACTGCTGGAGCGCGAGGGCCACAAAGAAGAGATGGAGTATAACGCTATATTCCGTTTCCTGTTTGGCGATCTGACAGAGGCTGTCGTGATGATGGCACTGCGAGAGGCAGGCGTCGAGATCGTAGACTTCCAACGCTCCGTTGAACTAGAGATAGCCGGGCACAAGATCAAGGGCACCCTTGACGTGATCCTGCGTGACGAGCTTGGCGAAGAGAAAGTCTGGGACATCAAGTCCGCAAGCGAGTGGGCGTACAAATACAAATATACGGGCGCAGGTGGCTACGAGGCTATCAAGCGTGACGATCCTTTTGGCTACGCTATGCAGGGCTTCCTGTATGCAGAGGCCGTGGGCCTGCCCTTTGGCGGCTGGATCGTGGTCAACAAGTCCAGCGGAGAGATAGCTGTCGTGGACGTGCCTGACTGGTGCCAAGACGACAAGAAGGAGTATCTCAAGGACGCCGTGCGGCGTGTCAAAATCTTGACAGACCCGAGTGTCAAACCTCGGGTGGACTTCAAGGACGAATTCGAGACGTTCCGCAAGGACGGCGAGGATGTCCGCACGGGCAACAAGCTGCTTGCAAAACAGTGTGGCATGTGCGGCTTCAAGCATCACTGCTGGCCCAACGCTGTGTATCACGACAAGGTTACGTCCCGTGCCAAGAACAGACCGAAGGCATGGTACAGCCGCTTGAAAAAGAAGGTTCTGTGATGCCATACATCTTCGTGCGAGACTACGACATCGATCTGATGGAGTTGAACAAGGACATGCACCACGTCTTTGTCGAGTCTGTTTCGCAAACCGGTGGGGAGCGCAAGGTCGTGTACATGCGTCAGCACGAACGCGGCCTGCCCTTCACGTTGCGAGACAACTATTCTGACATGGGCCTGTTTACTGCCGAGACAGAGGCACGTGACATGCGTCAGATCGAAATAGAACTACAAAACATCAGTCGCCTATCTTTCAACGGAGCAAATGTGTGTGTGCCGATATTGCCCCTCTCAAGAGAAATGGACAGTATACAAAGACTATCCCCAAAACTGGCAGGCTACATGAAAAAAAGAATGGACTCGATAGGGATGTCACTATGAAGAACATGGGGGGATACAGGTCGCACTTCGAGTTGAACGTGGCTAGAGCGTTGCGACAGCGGGATGTAAAGTTCGAGTACGAGAAGCGTAAGGTTACGTTCGTGCCCAAGCCCCGCACCTACACACCCGACTTCTACTTTCCATCCACAGATGTATTCGTAGAGGCCAAGGGCAAGTTCGATAAGAACGACCGCGTGAAGATGCTGCTTGTCAAGGAACAGAATCCGGACTTGGATATTCGCCTTTTGTTCCAAAACGCACGCAACAAGATTTACAAGGGGTCAAAGACCACGTACGGTGCTTGGGCTGACCGCCATGGCTTTGAGTGGGCCGAGGGCAGCATACCGGAGGGTTGGTACAAAAATGGACGAAAATGATATGGAATCAATGCTGGAGAGGGCCAGTCTGTTGCAAGACAGGTGGTACATCGTCCTGCGTACAAACGACGAAGACAGCCTCAACATGGCTGCCTACGACACGACTATCGAAGATGAAGACGACGACTACTTTTCCGCTGGCACCGTTGTGTTGTCGGGACTGATAGAGCTAATGGAGTCTGACTTTGATCGGGTCATGGCGGCGGGTCTGGCTCGTCTGCGCTTTGAACACGAGAAGCATGTGATAGAAGAAGTCACGGGCAACGGTGCAAACGTAGAAAGATTTCCGGGTAAGAACATCATCAAGGTAGACTTTGGTAAGAAGCAATGAGACACGAAGAGTACATGAAAGAACGAATGCGGGAAGAGACCATGGCAAGTTTACAGGGGGCAGCTAATGCTAATTGGGCGGCGGACATGGTCAACAACCCGCCGCACTACAATCAGGCAGGGGTTGAGTGCATCGAAGCCATACGCGCTGCTACAGACGAAGGCTATCAGTATTACCTGCAAGGAAACATCATCAAGTATCTCTGGCGCTATCGCTATAAGAACGGCGTTCAAGACCTAGAAAAGGCTAAGTGGTACTTAGATAAACTAATTGAGGAGATAAACGATGAATAACATGTTGCCCACACCATATCAGCAGTTCATCCACAAGTCCCGCTACGCACGCTGGCTTGACGATGAACAGCGTCGAGAGAACTGGGACGAGACTGTAGAACGCTATCTACAGTTCATGGTCGATCACGTTAAAGAGAAGCACGACTTTGACATAGAGTATCTATGTCCCGGTGATGTGGGCAAGCTACGTCAGGCGATACTTAGTCAGGACATCATGCCGTCCATGCGTGCCATGATGACTGCTGGTCCCGCTCTTGCACGGGACAACATCTGTGGATACAACTGTAGCTACATCCCCGTAGACAGCCCCCGTGCGTTTGACGAGTGCATGTACATCCTGATGTGTGGCACAGGCGTGGGCTTCTCTGTCGAGCGTGAGAACGTAGACAAGCTGCCGGTAATCAGTGACGGTATGCAACCCACAGACACGGTGATCAAAGTCGGTGACTCCAAGCCCGGATGGGCCAAGGCGCTGCGTGAACTGATTGCGCTGCTGTATGCAGGACACATTCCGAAGTGGGACTTGTCTGCCATACGCCCGTCTGGTGCGCGTCTGAAGACGATGGGTGGTCGTGCTTCTGGTCCGGGTCCGCTTGAAGATTTGTTTAACTTTGCTGTGCAACTGTTTGTAAAGGCACAAGGTCGTCGCCTGTTTCCTATCGAGTGTCACGATCTGATGTGCAAGGTGGGTGAGGTCGTTGTAGTAGGCGGCGTACGTCGCTCTGCCCTGATCAGTCTGTCTAACCTCAATGACGATCAGATGGCACATGCCAAGTCTGGTGCGTGGTGGGAGAATGAGGGACAGCGTGCGCTGGCTAACAACTCTGTTGCTTACAAGGGCAAGCCCGAGATGGGCACGTTCATGCGCGAGTGGCTGTCTCTGTACGACTCCAAGTCGGGGGAGCGTGGCATCTTCAATCGTGACGCTGCCGACAAGCAGGTTGCTCGTAACGAACGTCGCGAGACAGGACACATGTGGGGCACCAATCCCTGCAGCGAAATCATCCTGCGTCCCTATCAGTTTTGCAATTTGTCAGAGGTGGTTGTCCGTGACTATGACACGTTGGAAGACCTAAAAGAAAAGGTCCATCTTGCGACTATCTTGGGCACGCTGCAGTCCACTCTCACTGACTTCAAGTATCTGAGGAAGATATGGAAGACCAACACAGAAGAAGAACGATTGTTGGGCGTATCCTTGACTGGTATCATGGATCATCACGTCTTATCAAAGACCGTCGATTCCGCCCGTTGGCTCAAAGAGATGAAGCTCGTGGCCGTAGACACAAACTGGGACTTGGCAACGAACGGGCTTGGTATTCCACAGTCGGCTGCCATCACCTGTGTAAAACCGTCGGGTACTGTATCGCAACTGGTGGACGCTGCAAGCGGCATTCACGCTAGACACAGTAAGTATTACATACGCACAGTTCGCGGAGACAACAAAGACCCGCTGACACAGTTCCTGAAGGAACAAGGTGTGTACAACGAGCCGGACGTGATGAAGCCGGACAACACGACTGTGTTCTCCTTTGCAATGGAGTCGCCTGATGGTGCGGTCACTCGTAATGACATGACAGCCATTGAACAGCTAGAGCTTTGGAAGACGTATGCTGTCCACTGGTGTGAACACAAGCCGTCTGTGACCATCACGGTCAAAGAGGACGAGTGGATGGACGTGGGCGCGTGGGTGTACGAGAACTTCGACGTGGCGTCGGGCGTGTCGTTCCTGCCGCACAGTGATCACACCTATCAGCAGGCACCCTATCAGGACATCGAACGCGAAGATTATCTGGAGTGGCAACAAGCGTACGGCTACCTCAATATCGACTGGCAGGCGTTGTCCGAATACGAACGGGAAGACAATACATCAGGCTCTCGCGAGTTGGCCTGCACGGCTGGCGTGTGTGAAGTTGTTGACTTGAACGCGGCATGACCGACGGGGGAGACATGCCGACGTGGTGGCAGTGGTGGCTCATCGGGGCTATCACTGTCAACACCGTCATAAATCTTGTGGTGTTCTTCAAGCACAGATTCAAACAGGACAGAAAACGTGGAGGCAGTGATGGGTAAGATATTCGTATTGGTGATCAGCGTGTGGGGCTTTACGGGTGACGAGTGGCAATACATCGGCAATCAGATTGTGCTTAATCAGGACATGACCGAAACACAGTGCGAGATGATGGCTGACAACTGGACGCGCTGGGAAGACAACGAATACTTTACTTTTTCTGTAGAATGCCACGAAAAGGATGCCAGTCTGTGACGGACAAAAAAATTAAGCCCCCGGTATGGAAGCAGGGAAAGGGATGGGTTCAGCATGACCCGCCTCGAAATCACCCCTGCTACAAGGAGTGGAGGAAGATCGTTGATCGAAGTACAGATAAGTGACGAAATGCTGATTGCTGGCCGTAGGAAGGCCACTGAGATGGGTCTACTGCATAACTCGATACTAAGGGGCGGCGGAAGCGTAGCAGGCTTCCTCGGTGAGCAAATCGCGATTGAGGCTATGGGCGGCAAATGGAACAACTCTTTTGACTACGACATCATCTTGGACGATGGTCGCAAAGTCGAGGTAAAAACCAAGCAGACATCTGCTACACCGCTGCCCCACTACTCATGTAGCATCAGCAACTACAACACGCGGCAGAAGTGTGACATCTATGCGTTTACTCGTGTGTTGAAGGATTTTTCTAAGGGATGGTTTTTGGGATTTTTGCCGAAGGAAGAATACTTCGAGAAAGCAAAGTTTATGAAGAAGGGAGACTTCGATCCCGATAACGGATACGAGGTACGGGCAGACTGCTATAATCTTACGATAGAGGAATTAAACAATGTATAAAGCACTGGTGATAGTGTGTTCTTTTTATTTACCGGACGGACCCTGTATGAATTTTGAAGATGATTGGGGGCCATACCGGACGGAGGAACTTTGTGAAGAGCGGGTTATGGAGATGTCAGAAATGATATTGCGAATGCCCAAGCCTCTTCCACCACCACATGCGTACTCATATAAGTGTGAAGCAGTGGGGGAACAGTTATGAAGGCCAATTTGTTTTCGTTCAATGTATATTTGCGACAAGACGGCAAGGTAGAGCTTGCAAAGGACATGATTAGGCCGGAGGAGTTCCAAAGAGAAATGGACGCCGGGGTGCCCGATTATGATGGGGCACACTCCATAGCGTCCATGTTGCGTTACTTTAGTTCAGTGACAGATGAGATGATGGATAAGTCAGGCGGGTATATCTAGATTACTTTCCTGCCCTTGAGGATGTCAGCCTGCGTGACCTTGCCGTCGCCCGTGAGATCGGGAAAGGCTTTACCCCCACCTTTCATGCCCATCATTGGCATCTTCGGCATCTTCGGCTTCTGCATCGTCTGATTTTGCATTTGATTCTGCTGACCCTGTGTAGCGGTCATCATGCCCCCCATTTGAGCTTTCTTGCGGGGCTTTTTCTTTTGTGCCATGCCGCCGTACATCATCGGCTTACGCTTTGACATGCCACCATACATCATGGCCTTGCGTGGGCCGTTGTTGTACATCTTCATGGGTTTCTCCTTACGGGATAGTAATGGGAAGGCCCGTTCCCATAGGGCCAGTTAGTGTTCCTGTCGGGGCATCCGGTATGTTCAGGGGTTGCCCTGCGGCAGTGTCCGGCGGGAATCCGGCGCTTAGTTTGTCCATCGGAGTTGCTGACACTGTAAAGGTTCGATCAGCAGCATCGATAACTTTTTTCTTTTGCGGCTCGTCCACACGGCTGGACAAAGCAAAGTGTTGTACAAGCGCCTCTGTAAACCGTGCATTTCTTTCTGGGGCAAGAGGCTTGCCTGTTCTTACAAGCTCTATGAAGTCTCTTCCGAGTTGGGGATCAGTTAAAACCGCAGTAAGAAACTCGTGATTGCTAAAACGCAGTTGCTGTAGCACGGCTTCCGTTCCAACGTACTGCGGACGAACAACGCCCCTGTTGATTGCATAGATACGGCTGATGTAGCTTTCTACAGACAGAGCGCGGGGGATGCCCCGTACGTTTACTTTGCCCGAGTTCAATTGTGCTAGAGGATTGTCTTGCAACTCGACAAGAACACCCGCGATAGCTTCCATGACCTCGTAGTTCTCATTGCCAAGGATAGCACGTGCTGTGGCTGCTTCTCCCGGAGTCTCCCCCAGATATTTTATTAGCTCTTGTGGATTCTCTACCAGAAGATCAGTAAACGTGGTGGACACTTTGCCGTCTAAAGACTGATCTACTTTAGCTAACTTAGCGCCTGTTTTGGTAAATACTCTGCGACGTATGCCTTGCAGATATGCTGCACGTAGTATGTTGTCCACATCCTGTGATGTATACTTTTGTGTTCCGTCGGCGTTAGCAAGTTTCAGCATGGAAGATTTTATCGTCGTGTATCTGTCCATGCCCCCTTCAATCAAGACATCTGCGATATCGCTTGCTCGTTGATTGTCAGATGTCAGTCGGCCTACAACACCTAAGGCGTCTTGCAAACCCTCTTTTAACTGTCGTGCGGGTTCGACTGCGGCAGCAAGCTGATCATCAATCAGTTTATTGGCTTCTTTGATTGCTTCGCTGTGGACCGCAGTGCCAACATTCTTTTCGTTAAATTTTGTAACATCGTCAATGAGATTGGGGAAGTTTACAAGAGGCACTTCTGTTACGCTGCCGTCAGGAGCCATCTCTACAACTTTAATATTCTCGTCGATTGTCTTGGCTATTTTGTTGATTTCGACTTCGTTTAGTGTGCCTGCCTTGCGGAGCCTGTCAACTTCTTGTGCTAGAGCAACTTGCACGATAACTTTTTGGGATTCGGCAAACGGAGTGCCCTGCACGAGACGGCGAGTAGGCTTCGTGTCGCCGGGCAACAGTACAAGCTGTCCTCCTGCATCGTGCATTGCCTGAATGTATTGAGTTGATTGTTCTGGATCAGTGAGCGTTTTTAGTGTTAGCCATTCTGACGGCAGCTTCTTTGTTTCTTGACCCGTTGGGAATCTTGCGCTAGGAACAGCTTCTTGTACAGAGACCCGTCCGTTGAACAGGCGTTGCTGTATGAACGATCCGCCCACACGATCGTGGAAATCCTCTTTGTACTGTCGATAGTTTTGATTGGCACCGCGCAAGTATTCGACAAAAGACTCGGGTGCATTGTCTCCTATCTTTACAAACAGTTGTCCAATGGGGACGCCATCAACAGAAAACTGTTCAAACTTTGGCTGTATGGACTTACTTGACAGATCGTACATAAGTCCGGCTGCTGCACCGTCACCCTTCTGATTAAACTTGTGGGCTTGCTGCAATACAATCTGATCGAGTTTGGCAAGACCATCAGGCGACATGTCAAACAGAGACAAAGCATCAGCGTCATCAGCATCCAACTCCTGCAGAGCTAATGCTATTTGTGCAGGTACACTGCGCTTCTTATTAAACACAACAGGGTTGTCCGGGTCCGTTTCCAGACTCTTACGTAGTTGCTTGTAAACGTCATCGAGTGTTCTACCACTCTGTTGAGCCAACTGTATGAAGATGGGTTCGCTTAGTTCTACTATTAGCTCGTCAACAAGGCCGCCAGATGCACCCTTGCCTGTGAGGACGCTACCAACTGTGCTGTTAAAATCGCGTATGACACTAAACGCATTTACGGTGGGTTTGCCCTGCAGAGGGCCAGTTGCCGTGCTGTACACAGCTTTTGTTTTTAGAAGACGGTATGGACGGGTGGCATCGGCGTAACGAACTTCGTGTAATCCTTCGAGAGAAAAGGCGAACAAAGTGCCTGCATCGGCAGTCAGAGGTATGTCTGCAGCCTTTGCACCATCCGGATCGTTTATTAGTATCTCCTTACGTGGCACGGCAGGGGCACCAATCTGCTGTATCAGCGTGTTACCCCGCTGGGCTATCGCTAGACTTATCGATGTTAAAGCACCCTCGGACAAGCGTTTGTATGCTTCTTCGTCGATTGCATTCTCTACAAACAACTCTCTTTCCATCAAATTCCGAACTGCGATATTAAATGGAACGGTTGTTTGAGACTCGTCCATAGCCATGATACCGTCAGGGTCTACGACCTTACGATTGAGAGTCAGGCTGTTCAAGTAATGATCCAGTCCCTCCTCTGTAATCGTTTTGATGTCTGTTTCTAGTTGTCCACGCAAGTCCTCTCCCTGCTTGGACATACTCCGCATAAATGTAAAGAACATGTTTGCCGAGTCGGGAGATTGTCCTGCCTGTTGCGGCCCCTGTACAACGTCGGCTCCCATGTCTTCAATGAGCCTGTTCAATTCGCCATTCAGTTCGCGCAGTGTCAATTCGCTTTCTTGGAAAGCCTCAACAACTTTGGGATCGAATATCTCTCCCGCTGCCAGCCCTTGACGAAGAGTGTTTGCGAAGTGCCGCAGGGTAACTAAGTCTGTGACGACGGGAAGGGCTGCTTCAAGATACTTACGATCAATGCCCTGCGCCTCTAGCTTGTCAAAGTGAACCATAAGACGGGCAGCGTTACCTTCGATCATGCGCTGATATCCCGGGTTCTGCTTGGACATCTCGGTCACAAAGAACTCCAGTCGTTTCCTGTTATCGCCAAATCCTCCTCTAAGAGCCATGCTTTTTATGGCCCTTAATCCTCTCGGAGTGCTGCCCTTTGCGGTGGACACGGTAAAGCCCGTGAACAAGCCTATCAACGAGGCCAGCGCAGGATCGACCATTTCAAACTCTGCACCGAAGAAATGTTCAAAGGCAGCGGCACCTGTCAGCATATAATAATCCTGCACCTTTAGGTCGCGCAACTCTTTTGGTACTGCACTGTTCCGTTCAGCCAGATTCATCGTGTTCTTGTTTTCATTTATTTTGTCTTGCAGGGCGGCTATCTCCTGAACACGAATTTCCGAGGGATTTTTTGCTTGTGATCTACGTAGTGATCGCAGTGCAACGTATTGTTCTGCAAGGACGCCCCTGACGCCAGCTACTTCCGCACGGAATTTAGGCTCTAGCTTTGTGTCAGCAATTTGATATGCCAAAGCCAGACGAGATTCTATGTTACTTTTGGAGTAGTATGTACCCGTCAATGCCCGTCCCAAGAAGGGCACTGCGTCAACGATGGGACCAGATACGTTCTTTTGTCTTAACTTAACGAAGGACTCGAACAACTCGTCTGCTGTTCTGTCAGCGTCTATTCGTAGTTCGTTTGCTGCAAAAGTTTCAAACAGTGCAAGTTCTCTTGCAGACATGCCAGCACGAGCCGCAAAGGTAGCTCTCGACGGAGCCACTATTTCTGCAGCTAGTCGGGTTGCACGGGGCAACAAGCCCGTGTAAGTATAGCCCAGTCTATTAGCGGTCTCTATGTCGATGACGATACCCTTTTTGGCATATCTATCCTGCAGACTTTGACCCAGTGTAGGCCAGATGTCATCAATCACTTTTTGCCTGCCACTGAAGTGGGTGATGCTGTCCCGATCTTGTCCGGTGATATTCCCATCAAACCAGTCAAGGGTCTCCCCGACAAGATACAAACCTGCCTCTATCGTGCCCCTTCCTAAAATTTCTCCGGTGCCCATGACTATGTTTTCCAAGTCACCCATAGTCGGATCATCCAATCTGTCCCGTATGATTGTGAGACGCCCTCTTTGACCTACACCCTGTTGAATAAGAAGATTGTTCAGGTATCCAGCGTATAAAGGACGACCAACTTTAGGATTAGACAGATTCGCACTTGTCATCATGGTTGCAAAACGAACTCTCTCTAGATCGCTTGGCGTCATATCAGAGGTGTTTATTTGCAATCCATTTTTTAATACGCCCGTGTTGAGATTTTCGGGCGGTTGATACGCTTCCATAATTTTTTTATAAAAGGGTATCTGTAATTCTATATCATCGACTACGATTTTTTCTGCACCGAATTTGTCTAATCTGTCAACTCGTTGTGCAAGAGAATCTTCGGGCTTTAACGAGATGGGATTGCCGCGTCCATCTATCCCAATAGTCGCCCGGTTTATCATTGCGACAGTTTCAGGATTACTAAAGTCGTAGACTTCTGCCATAGACACGTTGGGCAACACTTTGTCCCTGTCTATCGCATAAAAGGGATCACGTTCGACCTGTCCTCCCATTCCGGTTGCGCCTATACCCCCGGGCAGTTGAACGTCAAACATTGACTCGTCTACGGTTGTGATCCGGCTAGGATCAAGGACTTGAGCTTCCGGTTCAGGACGAGTTCCCCGCCGCGTCACCTTTGGCTCGTCTTTCTTCTTTTGCGAATCCAGTAGCTCTTGAAACTGTTGTGCTGCGTCACGAAGTTCGGTCATCTGTCTTTCACCCGACTTTCATGTAATATCATCAGTTGATTTTTCATCGCTTGAGGTATTTTATCACTTGCAATAAAGTCATCGTAGTCTGAGAATGAAAGAATAGCACCGCTGTCATCCTTTATGTCATCATTTTGCAGGAACAAATTCACACCGTTTAAGAATTCTTTGTGTTGTGCTTCGGGTATTCTGGGTCCGGCGGGAGCGTCACCTTCTGGATTCATCGTGGATACGTTTTCTCCATCGACGAACTCTATTCTGTTACGCAAGTTTTCTGCTACGCTGAAGCCTGTCTTAGTTTCCAAATCAGTCAAAATCATCGCATTCAGAACAACCTGATTATTCTTGTTTGACAAAGCCGCCCCTCTCTGCGCCCTATACATCAAATCGTCTCGAAGCAGGCTCATCACCGCAAATTCATTTTCGGGGGTGGACATACCGCCGTTCAAGAAGTTAAGAACATTCTGTACGTCTTGGTCGGATATTGTCCGTCCTCCTGTTCCACCCTGCAGAGCGGATGCAACGCTATAGGCAATGACGTAGTTTAGATATCGGCGTCTAGCTGCGTTGGCTGTGATAGAATTGGTGCTAACCATTTGCCTTTGGATTTCTGCTATGTCAGCAATCCTTTTCTTTCTTGCCTCGGCCTCTTTTGCTTGGAATGTTTCTTGGCTTTGTCCCGGATTGTAGAATGAAGAGGTGGCCCTTCCAAATTTTCCAAACTGATCTTGCACCATTGTCCCTACATCAGGAGACCCGGCATCAATGGCAGTCACTACTTTTTCTGTGCTACTAAACAGGGACAGCGCACCCGAAATAACAGGGTTATCTTCGTCAACTCCAACTGATCCCAAGCCAACTCGTATACCTGCTTTTACGTTTTCCATAAAGCTGGACAGAGTTAACAACGCTTCTCCTGCACGCTGACCAAACGGTGTGCGCTCGTAAGTAGTTACGCCGTCTTCTTTCTTGATGATAAAGATTTGCGACATGGCTTCCGTAAGCAGTCGGGATGCTTCTAGAGAGGAGCGTGCGATAGCTGCTTCCTCGGCCTGCATGTCATCAAATCGCTTGCCCTTGAAAGTTTTGTTTTTGAAATCGTTGACGCGATAAAAGGTGTCGAGATCAGCGCTTCTGTCTTCCAGTTGCGGAGAGAACACGCTGACCAAAGCGAGTTTGTCATTGAATGTGGGATGCACACTCTCGTTAACAACTCTACCATCAGCAAGTAATCTTGCTTGTGGTGATGCTCCCATTACAACAGTTGCCACTTGCTCTAGTTCTTTTGCGTTTGCTTCGTATCCGGGCACAGCAGGATCGTATGCAAGCGTAGCGTTTCTTAGGACGTTACCTGCAATAGAGTTGGAACTGGGATTTGTAGATAACTGTGCTAAAGTTCGCAGCCCGTACTGTGTTGGCGCTGCGGCAAGAGGACTAGCAGGGTCTCCAAAAACAGAGGGGTACGAACGAACTGCGTTTCCTACCCGGCTTCTTGCTGTGGTTTCGCTAAAGCCACTATTGGCAGACCATTGGAGGAGCGCAGTAAAGTGATCCGCGTGCCTTGGCTCTGTTATGAACTGCGGTATGCCTACAGCCTTGCCATCTTCAAGGTCTACAACGAACGATGCGTTAAAGACAGGAGACCCTTCTCCTGCGCCCATGTTTTCGCCCAGTCGAGTAATCTCATCAGCAGCCATGTTTCTTGCACGAGAATAGAAATATTTGTAGAAGCTGTTGCCTGTTGCTGTGTTACCCTCCTTGTCAAACCTGTTTCCTACCTTAAAGTAAGTAGGGTAAGCGTACTGACTTACACTCATCAGCAAGTCCGGCTGTAGCATTAGACCCCTTTGTGGGTCAAGTATGCCAGCCTTCCGACTTTCCTTTTCCAAAATGTCGTTGTACATGTGGTTGTAGACTGTGTCTAAACTGCCAGCGTTCATCGTTGTCCAGTCGAAACCTTCTCCGACCTTATTGCGGATGAAACGATCCATGCTTCTTTCATATTCATCTGTGCTTTTACTGGACGGAATAAACGTCTGTTCTTTTCCGTCGGCAGTCCACGTCAAAGGCGCTGAAGCAAACGCTCCCGTGCTTTCAGAAGCGGCCTTGATGCCGAGTGCAGCCATAAGTTGACTGTTCACTTCGTCGCTGTATATATACTGCGTCCGTTTTTTGTCTCCAAATATCATAGGTTTTGCCGATCCCGTAAGTATATTGAAATCGACGTCGTTATCTTGAAGACTTTTTACTCGCTTTTTAAGTGTATCCATACCGCCTTGTTCGTCATAAAAGAAATCGCCATCAGTTTCACCCTGCACTAAAATACGTGCAAAGGGACGAGACGGTTCTATTTGAACTGGGGCGGCTGGCTTTACATCCTTTTCAACAAGCCCCTCAAAGTAAGAAGGCATAAACTGTATATTTTCAAGTGAGCCGTTAGGCATTCTGGTAGCCCGTCCTACTCGTTGAAGACCACCCATAAATTTGGCGTACTCCTCACTATTTTTATCTACTCCAGACTGTATCAAAAATTGCGACCATCCCTCTTGTGAAGTAGCTCCAATAGGGTCCTCGGCAAACAGTTTTGTTTTCGGAAGATACTCGGCACCTCTGGAGAAAACGTCTATTTCAAAGGGTTTTACTTCAGGAGACTCGGGATGGTTGACGATTTGACCCCCTATTTTAGTCGCAAAGGTCTTTGCATCCTCCGGAATCTCGTCGTCCAGATCATATGCAGTTACCCTGCCACCCTGCAGGGCGTACGTAGTCACTTTGTTCTCGCGCTCTTTGCGCTTGTTGGACTCGTGTCCCGCTGCCATAAAGTACATCAATTCGAGCGGACTAAACATCTATTGCTCCTCCACCCCTAAGAATGATTCTTGTTTTACTCTTGCCTCTTCTGCAGGCCCTTCTCGCAACGCGGCTGTCAATTGTTCTGTGCGTTTTATGTTCTCGCGTTGCTCTTTGTTCATCTCTTCTACCATGCCTGCAAATAGTTTCGGATTGTTCTCCTTCAGTATCTCGAAGAAGTTCTCGTCAGTCACATCTCCCTCGACAGGTGCGCTGTCAACAAACATCTTTGGTTCAAAGCCGGTTTGCAAAGCCAAGTCCACAAGGAAGATGCCGATAGCCGGTTTGATAAGTTCGGCAACATCCGGCGTGAATTGACCCTCTAAGAAGCCCTTGAAAGAAATTTGTGTCACTAGCTCTTCTACAGTGATGCCTGCCATCATCAGCTTCAACAGGTCGTCCTTGATAGGACCGCCCATGATCGTGTCGATGGTGAAGTCTATCACGTCGTCCGGATCAGTAAATCTTGGCGGTTGTTCCCACGGCCATTTGCCCGGAGCATCTGTAAGAGAGTTACCCGGTGGAGCGGCTAGGGCTGTAATTTTATCCATCATGGTGTGTCACCTACTACGCGGTCATTTTTTTGTAACTACGTTTTCTACCCGCTGTGGTGGTTGCAGGTAGTGCCACCCCTGTTACCGCAGGCAGTTTTGATGCGGCAGGCATACCGATGGTGGCTCGTACCTGTCTTGCAAGGTATTGTTGCGTAGCATCTCGACCCAGAGCGGCAGCTAGTGCGCCCCCTCTACCCGTCTGAAACAACTGCGCTCGTCCTGCTTGGAAGTTGAGGTCGCTTCTGGCCCCGTATCCACTTAAACTAAGTTGAGGCGCATCAGGAAATCTACCAAATTCTCTGCCCATCGCCAGAGAAAAGAGACTAGCAGCTTTGTCCTCATCTGATCCCCCGCCTATATTCAAGAAGCTACCGACGCCTGTGATGGCTTTTCCTACTGTTGACTGACCAAAAGAAGTTTGAGAGAAAGGAGTAATACCCAACTTGTTAAATGTCTCGGATGCAAAGTCTTTTCCTGTGTAGTAGCCGTAGTAATCCCCACCCTCGTAGTCGATGGCGGATTCGCCAAACAGATACCTACTACCAAAGTACGCACCAGCAATCATTGCGCCTACTTTAAGCGTGTTACCACCTAGAGCTTTGGACAACCAACTCATTTACTAACTCCAAATCTTGTCGATAATCCCGATTTTTAAGAAGTTATCGTACTTTGTGTCATAGGCACTTTCGTTCGCAGCAATCGCAGCAGCCTGCATAGCTGCATTGTGTGCGCGGTCTCGTGCGTTTTCCGATATTTTTGCAACCCATGCGGCCTTGTCCCGGTACTTCTGCCACAGGTTGTTCAGTGCGTTCTGCTGTATACCCAACAGATTGAGAGCGTTCTGTCGATTTGCTTCGTTCTGTTGTGCAGTGTTACGAGTGTTAACATTTCTGCGCCACACAGCGTTTGACTGATCAATCTCCAAGCGCATGTTGGCGTTGAACTGTTCCGTTGCAGTCTCCATCTGTGCGTTGTACTGTTGTATTGCAACACTTTGATTAGAATTAAACTGCTTTAGTGCTATGCTGCGCCCGATGTTGGACGCCTCTATCTGTGTGCCTAGCTCTGCAAAGAATGTGTTTATTTCGTTTTCGGACTTTGCGTTAAATTGTTTTTGTGCGTTCTCTGCCGCTTGATCGTTAAGCAGAGCCTGCAACTTGGACTGATGCGTAAGAGTGTTGGCCTGTTGTTCGTTCGTCAGATTAGCCATGTCCATCGACAGAAAGGCTTTTGCATTTGTCACAGCAGCTTGCTGACGGTTGTTCAAATTAGCCATGTCCATCTGCAACATGGCAGCAGCGTTTTGCAACGCGGCCTGTTGTTCGTTATTCAAGTTTTGCAACTGGATGGTTGCATACTTGTTGGCGTCTTGGGCGGCAATAGGGATGCCCGACTCCATCATGGCCTGCATGGTAGCTGCAGCAGCCATTGATGACGAACCCAGACCCCGCGACTGCATGATGGCTGTTACTTTTCGTACGGCAGGTGCAGCCCACGGAGGAGGAGGTCCACCCTCTTCGATGCCCTTGAACAGTTCTGCAAGCTGGTAACGAGTGGTGGCTCTTGGATCAAGGTCTTGGACAGCGGCAGTAGCGAGGGACTCTTTTGACACAGTTCCCTGTGCCGCTTCAACCTGCGCCTTGTCGGATATTTTTGCCTGATCTGCCTCGTCTTTTGACACTGCAGCTTTTGCTGTGCCTATTTCGTCAGCAACGTCTGCCGTGGCCTTGTAGTCCGCCGGATCAAATCTGGCTGGCATCGTTTGATCGGGGGCCGTTACGTCTTCGGGCTTTATAATCTCGGTAGGATCGGATATAAGTTTTTGATCAGTGGTTAATAACTCGTCAGTCTTTACCTCCTGATCTTCGGGCTTTATCTGTGCGCCTGTAGGCAGGGTGGAGGTGGTCTTAGCCTGCTCCTCCATCTGCTTTTTGGCCTTTTTGTCCGCTTCAGATATATTATCAGCCATCGTCAATTCATTCCCATAAATACTGTGACGACCATAGCCACAACTAAAATCGTGCTACCCATGATCATCGCTTCCAGACGCCACATGCGCTTGTCGAGGGCGTCGAGCTTTTCTTGAACAGCAGCATAGCGGATAGCACACTCCTTCTCGTGCGCTTCGAGTTCCATCTGGGTTTTGAGTACGGGTTCCATCGCCAGCTTCATTAGTCGGCGTCAGCGATTGTCAAGTCACCGGCTGCAACCTGTCGCATGATTTCGTCGTAATGGCGGTTGCCAGCCTGAATAGGAACAAACATTTTTACACCGTCAATGGTTGCTATGATTGCATGTTGTGCATCTACAACTGCATCGTCTGTCTTTAAACTTTGGTATTGTGCATTTGTTATGTTCATTTACAACTCCGCATCCGCAGTTCCTATGGCTTTCCAACTTTCATTTCCACCTGAAGAAGTTGCTGTAACGCGGCAACTAAATCCGCTTACATCGATGAACAAAGAATTGAAATTACTAGAAGGGTATCTTGTAGTAGATGTTCCATCAGTTCTAGTTATAGTTGGAGTGCTTCTCATATGAGCAGGGAAAGAAAGTTGTACTGATTGATGGTAGCTTGACCCTTCTGAAACACCCGTCCACCCAGCTTCCCATGTGGTGAAATACCTCTGACACCTAGCCAACTCATCGCCAAACGATCGATGCTCAAACGGCGTGGCCTGTTCGCCAAGCTCCCACTGAACTCCTGTGATGTAAAACTCGGGTGACGTACTTTGCAACCAACCCGTCGTGTTAAAAACACGCTTAGTGTCATCTGTGCTTGCCCACGCAGAGTCATTAAATGTCCCGCTTGTATGGTTAGTGCCAGTATCAATGTAAATATTAAGTGTCATGGAGGTGTTTGCGTCAGTATCCAAACTGCCAGATGTATCACCTTCAAAAGTGAGAGTTTTACGCTCCCATGTATTAGCAGAGTTAATCGTGTAAGACTTTGAAAGCTGTCGAGTGTTGTCGTTGTCAACAAGTTCAACAGTATAAGTAGAGGCAACAGAGGATTTTACAAAAAACGATACTGTAGTTTTCTTGGCACCTGATGTGCCTTTTGCAAGTAGTTGTAAATTTTGACCTTCAAATTTTTGTTGTATAACAAGTTTGTCAGCAGCATCTAATGAAGATTCAGATGCGTCCATACTTATTTTCTGTGAATAACCGAACCCTTGACCAGAAGGCAAATCTGTTGACCTATCCACATCTACGTTCCCGTCAGTGCCACTGTGATTAATGCGCCAGCGGTCACAAAGGTAATTTCCCGAACTAATAGAGTCTATAGTTGTGCCACGTTGCCAGACTTGCATCGCGCCGTTGATAATGATGTTCCTGTCTGACAACGCCGACTGCGAACTAATCAGTGCGGCGAGTTCTGCTGCCTTACTCATGCGAGGTCTCCGTGCGTTGCAATCATAACCGTGTCAGCGTCAGCGTTTGCTCTGTCGCTGTGTTGAATATTAAAAACTCTTGCAAATGAGGTCTGGTTGTCACCATGAAATGTAGATGCGAAGGTGTCATTAGCACGAGATGTGCTTGTCAAAGCATAATCATCGTTTCCATAGTTTGAACTGAAGTTTACGTTGTAATTGCCCGTGCTATTGTCAGTAAAACTAGCCACATTTAGGCTGTCTCTAGCAGTTAATGTTCCTGAACTGTCAAAGTGTGTCCAAGCCTTCGCGCTCCCCCCTGCAACAAAGCTGGTAGCAATGCTGTTGTTCCCACTGGCGTCTTTTAGTGTGTTTACTCTAAGTTCACTAGCCATTATGCGAGGTCTCCGTGAAGTGACATGGCATGAGCCGAATCAGAAAGTGCGTTACTTCCACCGACAGTTCCGATTGACGCCTCTGCACCAGATGTAGAAAGGGTTGTTGTTTCTACTACGATAAAGGTAGTGTTTCTCCCACCGCCTGTTGGGCCAGCAGTAGGTGCGTAACTAGCATTTGCCATATTGTTGGTATAGGCATAGGTTATGATTCCAGTGCCATCATCTGTTACAGATGCCATGTTAAGGCTGTCATCCAAAGCAAAATCGCTGCCCATCTCATACCACACCTTACACAGCCCCTGCTGCAAATTCGTTGTGGTCGAGTTGCCCTCGCCGGTGATCGCAATAGACCCAGCCGTGGTTACGCCTGTGATCGTATCGACTTTGAGTATACTTGCCATTATGCGAGGTCTCCGTGAACGCTACAGCCAGCGTATGCGCCGTCTTGATGGGACGATGTGTTATGACATCGCATCCTTACCGTTGAACTAGATGCTATCCCTGCGCTGCCAACCAAGTCTGCGCCGCTATTAGTATCAGTATCTGCACCCATAGTAACCGCCGCCATGAAACGTATAGACTCCATAGCGTTAGACATATTCATGTCATAGTCACCCGTACCGTTGTCTGCCATTGAAGCAACATTAAAACTGTCTGCGGCAGCAGCACCACTTGCATCACCTTCTGCGTGAACCCACGCCTTCGCAGCGTGTTGCTTCGTCAGCCCTACCGGCCCCGTACCCGCCTTATCCGCAATCGTGTCTACATTCAATACGCTGGTCATACGATGCTCCAATATCCGTTAACAGTGACGGTGGCACTCTGCGTAATCGGCCCTGCCGACAGACCGTTCTCGTCGCTGTCAATCGTGATGTCTGCGCTGATGGTCTGACCGTTGAGACGGATAATGGAGTTGTTGCCCTTAAACGGGTAGCGTGTGTCGCTTTCCGTCTTGGTATACGAGTTTGCCACAGAGAAGGTATCGTAGATGACCATCTCCACCACGTCGTTCAGGGACGCACCCGTGACCAATACAACCGTCGTGCCTGTTGTAGCAGTGTAGTCCGTGCCGGGCTTCAAGAGAACACCGTTCTGGTACACGTCCATGTACAGGCTGTCCTGATACGTCAAGACCTTACTGTCGGCATCACTGCCACTAAACGAGGTCTGCCCCGCAGTCGCCTGATATACGAAGCGATTGCGGAAACCTACTGCGGGGGATTTACCTATGTACGGCATTATGCGTCCTCTAGTGTCTTAACACGGGCCTCAAGGGCTTCAATTTTTGCAGCAGATTCTTTTAATGCGCCAACCAAAAGCGGAACCAGCTTACTATGGTCAATTTGCTGGTAAATCGGGTTGCCGTCACCATCAACTGCATCCTTAGTGCCTGTGACTGCTTCCGGCACGATAGCCTGCGCCTCGTGTGCAAGAAAGCCGTCAACCGTTGTGTCAGCGTCTTCAATGAAATGAAACCGCTTTGGTGACAGTGCTTTGACACGGTCGATTGCGCCGGTCATGTCCACGATTCCATCTTTAAGGCGATAGTCTGACGATGTGTTATATGCAACGGCTGATGTAGTGATGCTAATTGAACCTTTGAAAGAACCGGCTCTGTGAAAGTTAGTTAGTTCGCCGCTATCACTTCTATTCAAACTAAGAGAATATGTAGTGTCAGCACTCAAGAAGAGACGGCCAGTGCTTCGCAAACAAGTGCCGTGTGTAGTGTTGCCAGCGCCGGGGGTTACTGATGAAGATTGCCCCGCGAATATATCCCCATTGGTGCCAACAATTAGCCCTGAATTAGTAGCGCCACCGGCTCTTATGTTTACATTGTTGGCTGCGCTGCCATCAAATCCTACCAAGTCAATCTGACCATCAGTCTGGCTGTTGATGAATAGGCCCGTGCCATTGTTTGCACTTGTAACAAACTTTGCAATGTCGCCGCTTGCGCTAACAGAGTGATTAAAAGCTCCGGCTTGGGTTATTTCAATTGGTGTAAAAAATCCACCTGACCTATCGTCGTCACAAGTAAGAATATTCAAAGAACCGCCGCTAACTTGAAAGCCCCAGAACTGGTCGTTTGCGCTTGCGTCAGTGTCTTGCAAGAACAGTTGCGTGTTGCCGGTAGACTTGAAGACAGAAGCGTTGGCGTGAGTAGATGTGGTTACATCTAATGCTCCGGTTGTAGTCAAGGAGTCTAGAGACCCCGTGCCTTCTCCTGTAATTTTTGTCAACGCCACTGTCTTTCTCCTTATGCGTAAGGCGAGTCGCCAAGTACACTTGTATCCCAAGCTGCCTTGAGTTTAGCGATTGTGTCTGCGTTAGTGATTGCAGATGCAGCCGGTGCATCACGCAGTGCCTTCTTCTTTGCTACAGAGGCAGTCTTGGCAGACGCATCGTCAGCCTCAAGTGCCTTCATGTATACTACGTCCTCTGCCTCTAGCAGCGGCGCACGAACTTCGCGGATTTTGTCCTTGAAGATTACTTTGGCTGCATCCATGTCTTCAGAGATGACTTTGCCACTTAATGACCAT